AGTGGGGTCGGGCTGGGGGCATGCCGGGTGTCGGTACCAGTCCTCACCGTCGGCATCGCGCCAGGTTGAGATGGTGTTCTCGCCGCACCCGATGCACGGTCCGCCAGGCTGTTCCGGTGTCGCGGTCATCGGCCGGCCTCCTCACCCGCGAGCACGTGGCGGGCCACGGCCAGCCACCCGTTCTGGCGTGCAGGCGACATCGCGCCCCACGCGGACTCGATGCCCTCCTCGTTGCGGGCGACGGTGACCAGCTCCTCCGCCAGTCGCCGCACCCGCTCCTCCTCGGCGCGCTCCTGCTCCTTGGCGGCGGTGTCACGGGCCTCGATGTGGCGGGCGATGGCTTCGGAGGCGAGCATTCCGCTCCGACCGATCCGGCGCAGTAGGTCCGGGTCAGAGTCGTCCAGCCAGTAGCCGTGACCTCCGGTGCCGGGGTTGTCGACGGACAGGTTGCGACCTTCACCAACCTTCACGGCGGGCAGCTCGTCCTCGTAGACGATGGCGGCGATCTGTCGGCCATCTGGCGCCGGAAGATCGGAGTTGCCGAGGGCGTCGATGAGGTCGGAGATCGTAGCTCCGTTGCGATTGCTGTAGTTCGGCGCCAGCTCGTAGTTCATTACCCACCACATAGACCAGGCGTCTCGTTTGCTGCTCATGCTGTTACTCCATTCTCCTTGATGATCTTCTTGGCTTCGTTCAGTTGGGCGGCCAGGAGTCTGTTCGCCAGCTCCAGGCCATAGATGCGGTCCTCAAGCTCCGCAATACGCTTGTGCAGGTGTTCGTTGGCGGCCCGAATGTTCGGCTCCTGGTTCTTGAGTTCCCAGGGAAAGCCACCCTGCTCACGATCGAACTCGGCAATGGCCTCGATCTCTGTGACAGCCGCCTCCAGGCTCTTGTCATAGCCAGGCTCCGGGCGATTATCGCGCTCAGCCTCCACTGCCAGAATCTCGTCAATGGTCTCTTGGCGAATCAGCGGCTTGCTCATGCGGCGTCCTCGTGATTCAGGCCAGCGTTGAAGCCTTCGTCAAAGCCATCGTTGTAGCAGTTGTTGCAGCCCGCCACCTCGGCCGCTTCTACGCGAGCATCGATCTCGGCCTCAAGGTTTTCCTGGCCGGCCGAATAGCCGATCCGGAGCAACGCCAGGGCGTCTACGTCGTCCACGAGAGCGCCCCACAGGAGGCGCTCGTCGGGGTTTGGGTCTTCCTTGCTGTATGCGTGTCTGATGTTCATGGTGTCTCCTTGAGTAGGCCGGCGGCAGCCAGGGCGCGGGCGGCGTGATAGTCGTCCGTAACCGGGCCGCGCCCGTTGGGCTCATACGCCCCGGCCAGCACCTCGGCAACCTTGTTGATGAGTTCCTCGTTCACGTCAATGGCCCCTTCCCTAGGCGTATGTAGAACTCGCCAGAGCGGTTCATCCGCACTTCCATGCGGTGCTTGGTGCGACTGGCGATGCTGTGTGCGTGGTCCATCGCTTCCCGCTGGTCCGTGTAGGTGTTCAGCGGGATCTCGAACCAAGCGGACAGGCGCTGAGCTACGGCCTGCATCTTTGGGTTGATGAGGATTACCTCTGTGTCGATCACGACTCCTCTTCTCTTTGTCGAGATTGCACAAAGAAGGCCAGGACCGAAGTCCTGGCCAACTCAATGCCATCCGACGATTGGTCTAGGTTCAGGCGGCGAACACCTCAGTCAGTCGCGCCCGAAGGCGGTGCTTCTCGGCGCGCTCCTGATTCAGGGCAACGCGCGCCTCGCCCTCATCCGTGATGCCGTGATCCACGGCGTAGCGCCGAACCTCGGCGTCGAATCCTGCCTGGCGCTCTTGCGCCTCATTGCGCTTGCGCTCGCGGTGCGCACGCATAGCGCCCTTACCGCGCTTTCCACTGAAAGTGCTCATTGCTTTCCTCCTGTTGGTTGATTGTGGCCGTGGTATACAAATCGAGCCCACGCTCCCCAGGGGAGATGTACTCCGCTTGGCCAGGGGTAAGCCAGTCCCCTGAACTTGGGCACCCGAGGGGGGCTCGGGTGCGGCCTGGGGAGCGTGGGGCAAGACGGCAGGACGCGTAGTGGCCCGAGGGGGACTCCAACTGAATGGCTGACAAGGCTTTCGCCACGATGGCTACTTGCACCTGACTCCGCACCTTGGCGCGTACGCGTCCTGCCTGCTTGAGACGGAGCGAAGCTCCGTGTCGGGCTAAGCGCAGAGCGGACGCTCTGCGCTGTAGGTGCCCTAGTGCCGCTGTGACGCGGCTACCGCTACCTGCGCACGGAGCTGACGCTCCGCACACGTGGCCACGCACCTACGGTGCGCAGCACGGCTAGGGCTGGTGGTTCAGGGCTCTAGCTTGTAGAAGCCCACGGTGTTGCCATTGCTGTCGCGAGCGATACCCTCGGTCTCGCCGAAGCCGTCGATCCAGTTGCCGATGGTCTTGAGGATGTCCGTGATCTCCGTTGGGTTCTCCTCGAATGCGGCGTTGTCGGTGTTGATCTCGATGACGAGCTTGCCCATGGTCTGATCCTCTCAAGGGGTGTGGGTTGATGATCGGCTCAACGGCGAGAGAGGTAATCCTCCCGTGCTTCAGCGGCGTCGTCATCGAAGTAGCGACCGGCAGAAGCCCAGAACCCGGTCTCATCTGAGACGACCTCCCACGTAACCCACTCACCATCGGTCGATTGTGCCAGCACGGTTCCCCTCAGTGCTCCACTCTCGGAGCGCTCGACACTGGCAGCCCAGACCGTGGCCCCGTTGTGCATCTTGATCACGGCTCGATCCTCTCAGAACGTTGGGACTGATGATGCATGGCGAGCGCACGCCGTAGCGTGCGCCACCAAACAACTGTCAGTCGGCAGGCTTGATGAGTGTCAGCTCCGACGCGCCCACGGCGCTGCCGCCGCAGTCAGTGCAGGCGACGCGCACGAAGCCGCCTTCACGCTGATTGGCGACGACCTCGTGCGGGCCGTAGCGGTCATGCTGGACGAGGTCTCCCTCTCGATAGAGCCTCATTGGTTCACCTCCAAGGTGATTGTTTCGGCGAGGGTCACGAACGACGATCCCTGCCCGTTGCCCTGCTGCTTGGCATCCCAGTGACACCACGTGGAGTCTTCCTCCGGGCACGGCGGGAGGATGAGCATGAGGAGGGTGATCAGTAGCTCGGTCATGCTTCCTCCGGCTCCAGGTCGGCGGCCGGCTCCACTAGGTCGCGCATAGACCCGTCCCAGCGCACCTCCACCCAGGGGTGAAGCAACGGAGCGTTCGCGATCACCCACCCCGTCTCGCCTGTCCTGATGTGACGCACGCGGTCACCCATCTGATAAGCGCTCACGCCGACTCACCACCCTCACGCTTGGCCAGCTCTCTGGCCTCTCGGTCCTTCACGGCGTCCCGATAGCCACGGATGAAGGCCACGGTGTGAGAGCTGAGCTGGTGCTCGGTCTTCGTTCCCACGATGCCGTAGCCGTAGCCATCCATGTAGTCCTGGTCGCGGTGTTCTTGAGGTGTTGTGGGGGCGAACGAGCAGTGCTTGCCGTGTGTGTGGCAGTAGCCGTCGTTCATGTCCCACGAGTGCCGTGTCATTGCGTTGCTCCTGTCTCTCGTGCTCTAGAAACCAAGAAGGCCCGCGTTTCACACGCGGGCCAACCAAGTGCCTAGAGGATCCGCACGCCCCGGCTTGGGTCGATGACGGCGAAGCCGATCGGGCTGGCGAGCGTCGGGGTCTCGTCAACCTTGAGGCACCGCCTGCATGTCACCGGCTGGTCAGTCTCGATGTACGGCACGCCCGGACGGTTGAGTGCGCCGCAGGCGGGGAGTCCGCTCTGTGTCGCCTTGTGAACCACGCCGCCCCTAGCGCTGTAGACGTTGGTCATTGCTCTCACTCCCCAAAGAGAAAGCCACGTGCCGGATGCACGCGGCTCTTTCAATGGCTAGTGGTTGTGAACAGTGCCCCCTGGCAACACGGCCAGGGGGCACTTCGGAGATCCATGCATTGTCAGTGCGAGGTGCCCGAGTTCAGCCAGAGCTGGTCGGCCTCGCGGTAGAGCCTGGCGGCCCGGATGAAGTCGCCACGGTCGGCCAGGCGGTCGGCCTCGTTCATCAGTGCGTCGCGCTTGTTCATGGTCACTCCAATGAAAAGGCCACGAGCCTGAGTGCTCGTGGCGTCATCAAAGGGTGTGGTCGAAGGTGTTGCGGTTGGCTCCCGCGTATCGTCAGCCGGCTCTTCATCTACTGAGCTTCGCTCAGTGATGGAGGACACACACGGATGGAACGTCCGTGTGTACCTCGTCCTCGGGGTTCAGCCTGTCGGCCCGAGTGGTCATCGCCCTAGTGGCTCTTAGCGGGTGATCTCTGTTTAGCCTGGCCCCTTTGGTGCTGGGGTGGTGGGGTCTTGGTGACCTTGAGACCAACGTAGACTACGGCGGCCACAGTCGTCAATACCCATAGCCAAAGATCTTGGAAGTCGTGCGCGGGGCGGCGGCGACAGACCTAAAGCATGGCTGAGGTTAGGCATCTACGACAGGGCGCAGTAGGGGTGCTGGACACTGAGTATGGTGTACGCAGTGGGATGGGTAGGGGCGCATCGCGCCTCACTCACCCAAATACACGAGCACTTGCTCGCATTCCTAGCGCATCAGTTGGCATGGCCCACGATCATGCGCACGTGCGCACGTATGTGCGTGCACGTATAGCGTCCAGGCTGCGTATTCCGTCCCTACCATGCACACGGCTAGCGCCCTGCCGGCCTGGCTCTGTGTCCACAGGCTGAGGCACCACCGCACGCGCTGGAGCGCGTGGGTGAGGGGCGATTTCCTGCCACTTTGGCAGGATCTTGACCCCCCGATGCTTAATCCCGGGGCGCGCTCCTCATACTGTCCTCACTCCCAAATGCCCGTTAAACTCCAGCACCGTCAGACCCGTTGACTCCTGTACGTTCGAGTCCCAAACGGCCGACCGCCCACGGTCGGCCGTGGTTGACATACCATCCACATGCTGAGATTTTCCCGGTGAAACAGCCTCTTTTGGTAACGCTTAGATAACGATCACGCCATTTTCGCCGAAAATGGCGTTTGGAGAACCTGCCTTGGGGTGAGGGGTACTTAGTTCTTAGAGCTAAGCGCTTAGAGCCAAAGCTAGTAGCTCTAGCCGACCCCAAGGGAGGCTAGAGCGTTACCTAGACTCTTAGCTCTAGAGCTATAACACAAGCTGCCAAGGTCTTAGAACGCTTGGCTTAAGGGGGACCCCTTTCAGGGGGGTCCCCCTTCTCTTATCCACAGGGCAAAGAGCTTAGAGCCTAGCCCTAGCAGACCCAGCTCCCTGCGAACTGATCCGCTGGCGCGTCTCAGTTCTTCGGTCGCTGGGTCTTTGGTCCTCTCTCACTTTCCTTTCCGTCGCTGCCCACGAAGTGGGGTCTAACCCCCGAGTCGAAATCTGAGTAGGAACTGGGGGCTAGGTCTTGGTCACTGCCAACGACAAGCTCATCCAGTCCAATAGCGCCACCATGGACCGTGAGGCCAAGGGTCTTAGGCGCCGCCCCAAGGGCGGCCGGAAGACCACTGAGGCGGTCAAGGAGAAGGTCCTCGAACTCCTCGCCGACAACTACACCGTCGCCGATGCCCTCCATTACGTGGACCGGACCAAGGCCACGTGGAAGTACTGGAAGTCCAGCGACCCGGACTTCGCCAAGGAGGCCGACCGGATCATCGGTCGCCGCCGCGCCAAGCAGGCGCCCGAGGGCGAAGAGCACGTCGAGGTTCCCGACTTCCCGGTGTTCTGTGAGAAGTACCTGGGGTGGCGGATGTACCGCCACCAGCTCCAGTGGTTCGACATCCTGGAGGGACGCGAGCCCCGCGACCTCCACCCGTCGCAGACCTACGAGCCGGGCCGCGCGACCCACCTCATCATCAACACTCCGCCTAACCACGGTAAGTCCACGACCATCACGGTCGCCTATGTCCTGTGGCAGATCCTGAAGGATCGCAACGCCCTGGTCATCATCATCTCCAAGAAGCAGGAGCTGGCCGGCGACTTCATCAGCCAGATCAAGGACTTCCTGGCCAACCCTCACTACGAGGCGCTTCAGCGGGACTTCGCTCCGGACGACGGGTTCGAGAAGGCGTGCACGGAGTGGAGCAGCACGCGTATCCGCTTCGGCCCGACGCTTCGTGACCAGAGCGCCAAGGACCCGACCGTGCAGGCGGTCGGCCTCGGCTCCCAGATCTACGGTAAGCGCGCCACGCTCATCATCGCCGACGACTGCGTGGACACCACGAACGCGGGCGAGGTCGACAAGCAGTTCAACTGGCTGACCCGCATGGTGGCCACCCGCATCGGTGACGCCGGCCGCTTCCTCCTGGTCGGCACCCGCGTCGCCCCGGTGGACATCTACAAGGAGCTGCGCAACCCCGAGCGTTACGGTGGGGAGCCCTCCGGCTGGTCGTACTTCTCTCAGCCCGCCGTCGAGGACTTCGGCCCCACGCCCGAAGATCCCTCCACCTGGATCACCCTGTGGCCGCGCTCCAACAACCCGCAGGTAGGCGACAACCGCTCCGAGCCTGACACCGCTGGCGAGTACCCGATGTGGGACGGCGTCCGCCTCAAGCGGATGCGCCAGCTCGTGGGCGAGGACGCCTGGGTCCAGGGCTACCAGCAGATGGACCTGCAAGAGACGGCCATCTTCCCCAGGGACCAGATCAACGGCTGCATCAACCCGATGCGTATGGTGGGTCCGCTCAACCCCGAGGCGCCCGGTCACGACGGCGAGCACATGTCCGGCAAGCGGGTCATAGCCGGCCTGGACCCCGCCTCCAGCGGCCACACGGCCGCTGTGGTCATCGCCTACGACCCGTACACGCAGAAGCGCTGGCTGCTCGACGCGCACAACCAGGCGAACATGACCCCGGACCAGATCCGGAACCTGATGATCTCCTGGACCGAACGCTACGGCGTTCGGGAGTGGCGAGTGGAGAAGGTGCTCCTCTCCACCTGGATCACCCAGGACCTCACGATCACCCGCGAGCTGGCCACGCGGGGCTGCATCATCAGCGACCACATCACGACCCGCGAGTCCAAGTGGGACGTGGACGGCGGCATCCTCTCGCTCACGTCGCTGATCGTCGGTGGTGACCGAGACCCGAAGACCAACCTGCTCCAGCTCCCGTCGACGCGCACCGAGGCGGTGCGCGCCCTGACCGAGCAGATGGCTACGTACTTTCCGAAGACCAAGGGCAAGACCGACGTCCTGATGGCGCTGTGGTTCGCCGAGGCTCGCGTTCGCGAGCTGGCCGTCGCTCAGGACAACTTCATGTTCCGGGACTCGCCCTTCAGCACCGGATCCGACCGCCAGTACCAGCGAGTGATCGACCTGGGAAACCTCGACCCCGATGATCCAGTCCTCTGGTCCCCGTTCCATCAAAGGCGAATCGCATGACTGACATCATCCAGGCGTACAGCGAACTCAAGGCTGAGAACGCTGCCCGCGATGTTCGCCATGCCCAGGTCTCTGCCGTCAGGCGCGGTGACGTTCACGAGGTCATGCCCGGCCTGTTCCCCGACAACCTGCCCAAGCAGGTCACGGCGAACATGGTCAACATCGCCAGCCGGCAGCTCGGCGAGCAGCTTGGCGGCCTCCCGGACTTCTCGTGCAAGTCAGGTCGCCACAAGAGTGACCGCGCCAAGACGGCGGCCGAGAAGCGCACCCAGATCGTCAACGGCTTCGTCGAGCTGTCAAGGCTCCAGACGCAGATGCACGGCGGCGGGGACCGATACCTCTCGTTCGGCGCCCTGCCTGTCGTCGTTGAGCCCGACTTCGAGATGATGAGCCCGGTCTTCCGGGTGGACTCTCCGGTCGGCGCCTACTGGCACACCGACCTGTACGGCCGGGTGGTGCACTACTACAAGTGCTGGTACGACACGGCCGGATCGCTGGCCGCCAAGTTCCCTCAGCACGCCGACGAGATCCTGGGTCGCACCGCCTACAGCAACGGTGAGTCCAGCCAGACCCTCGAAGTAGTGCTCTGCAAGGACAAGTACGCAGACACCCTCTTCCTCCCCAGCAAGAACCTGGTGCTGGCCACCGCTGCCAACCCGATGAAGAAGACCCCGGTCTTCATCGCCGAGATGCCCAAGTGGGACGACGAGGTTCGCGGGCAGTTCGACGAGATGATCTGGGTCCAGTTGTTCCGGGCTCGCCTGTCCGCCCTCATCCTTGAGGGCGCCTGGGAGGCCGTCAACGCCCCGGTCGCAGTTCCCACGGACGTCAACCACCTGCCGACCGGCCCGCGCTCGATCATCCACACCAATAACCCCGAGGGCATCCGCCGCATCGGGATCGACCTCCCGCCGGCTGCGTTCGCCGAGAGTGCGAACCTGGCTAACGAAGAGCGCCTGGCGGCGCGCTTCCCGGAGGCGATGACTGGCAACCTGAACGCCTCGGTCATCACTGGCCAGGGCATCGGCGCCTTGCTGTCCACCGTGGACACGCAGATCCAGGTGGCTCAGTCGCTGTTCGCCCAGACCCTCCAGGACGCCGCTTCGTTCGCGCTGGAGATGGACGAGAAGCTCTTCGGCCAGGTAGAGAAGAGTGCCAAGGGTCGCGCCCAGGGCGCGCAGTATTCCATCAGATACACGCCCGAAAAGGACATCAAGGGCGACTACGAGGTCGAGTGCACCTACGGCTTCGCCTCTGGGATGGACGCCAACCGCGGCCTCATCTTCATGCTTCAGGCTCAGGGCGCGGGACTGCTGTCCCGCGAGACCATCATGGACCAGCTCGCCAGCCAGTTCGGGATCAACTCCTCTGAGGAGATGGCCCGGATGGACATCGAGTCCCTTCAGGCGGCGCTGCTGTCCGGTGTACAGGGACTGGGGGCTACCTTCCCCCAGTTGGCCCAGATGGGTCAGGACCCGCGCCAGGCGCTGCGTCAGGTCGCCACAGTGGCCGACCAGCGCCTGAAGGGCGTTCCGATCCACGAGGCGATCATCAAGGCGTTCGAGCCCACCCCTGAGGAGCAGGCCGCCGCAGAGCAGCAGGCCCAGGACCCGCTCGCCGCCCTGATGGGCGGCGGACCCGCAGGCGCCCCAGCCCCGGCTGGGGGCGGACCTCAGGACCTCCAGATGATGCTCGCCAACCTGTCGTCTTCTGGCGAGGCCAACATGCAGAACTCGATCTCCCGCATGATCCCCACCGCCGGTTAGGAACCCTCACATGGCACGTCGAGTCGCAACAGGCGGCGGACCCGTCAAGGTCACGCCGACGAACCTCCCGAAGAAGCGGCCGGCTCGTAAGCCGATCCCGGCGGACAAGCTGATCCGCGACCCCAACGCCCCGCGTCCTGCCACCTGGCGGCGTGGTGCCAAGAAGACCACGTCACCCGTGCGACGTCGGTCCCGCTGAACGCAGAGCCTCCCCGCACACGCGGGACTAAGGGGCTCTAGCTGTCTCCCTGCGTTCTGAGCGCGCCCCCTCCGCGCGCTCCGCAGGGCTGGCCGGGCCTCGCCCGTAAGGGGCTTGAGGCCCGGCCCTTCACGTCCGGTACCGCCAGCGAGGCTGGCCCAGGGCCGGGCTTCAGTCCGGTCGGACTAACCACCCGGCACAACGGATGCACCACCTGCATGGGACTAACACACTCCGGCTCGCCTCTGACTGTGGTGGTCATGCTGGCCGGGACCCCGTGCAGTGCCCGTGGGCTTTAACCGCGACGGGCTCTCAATCTTCGACGAAGGGTGCCGCATGAAGTGGGACTGGAAGCTGGTCGCCGGTCAGGCGCTCCACTGCGCCGCCTACATGACCAACAGCGTGGCCAATTTCTTCGAGTCGGTGCACGTGCTCATCGAGGCTGACGCCGACCGGCGCGCCGAAGAGGCCGCCTGGGTCAACGCCTTCGGCGAGCAGCTCAACTCCCTGCCCGAGACGGAGGCGTGATGCGCGGCGGAGACGACAACACCTGGATGGGTGACGGCGAGGACGACGACAAGGGCGGTGGCAAGTAGTGGCCAATGGCCAGCATGGCGGGTACCGCGAACCCGCGAACCCCGCCCCCGTGTCGGGGCCAGGCGCCCTCTCTCAGCGCACAGATTCTCAAGGAATCAGGAGATTACCGGATTCCAGGTACGGAGAATCTTCCGAGTTTGAGGAGATTCAGGCCGGCGCACCCATGGCTAAGGCCGCTGGCCCCGTCGATCCCTCCGGCGTCGTCCCGATGGACGCGCCCACCCAGTACCCCGAGCGTCCGGTCACAGACGGCGTGAATGCGGGCGCCGGGAACGGTGCCCCGGACCTCGACGAGGAAGACCTCCTCCGCCTTGGCAGCTACATGCCGGTCTTGAAGTTCGTCGCCTCGCTACCGAACGCAACCAACGCAACTCGTCAGTACGTGCGTCAACTGGCGGCGCGACAAGCAGTCTGAAAGGTGAGCAGTGGCCTCGAACTCCACATGGTGGGCTACACGCGTTGGTGAGGCCGCCGCTGCCACCACTTCCTCCGTTCGTCCTCAGCCGATCTACGGCGCCGCCTTCGACATCGCTCAAGCGGAGATGACCGAGTCGCAGCGTCAGGCTGCGCTCAACGCCATGCAGACCGTGGCCGAGGAAGAGGCCGAGGAGAAGTCCGCCTGGGACAAGATCACAGGCGGCGTTGGCTCCGTGCTCGGTGGCGTCGGCGATGCCCTCGGTGGCGTCAAGGGCGGCCTAGAGGCCGCCTCCGACTGGCAGGCCGACCTCCTGGGCTATGGCGATGCCCAGGACCAGGCCCGCGAGATCTCGGGTGACGCCGTTGGCCAGGCCGGCGAGTTCTACGAGGAGAAGATCGCCGAGCCCGTAGAGCGCGGCATGTCGACGTTCCTCCAGGCCGGCAACATCATCGACGAGCGTGGCTTCACCCGGAACTTCGGTGATTGGCTGGACGGCAACACCTGGGAAGAGGCGTGGGACCGCACGGAGGACGCTACGTTCGGCCAGTCGCTGGCCGACGTGTTCGTGGACCGCGACCTTCGCCGCGAGGGCTACGAGGCTGGCTTCGACCCTGAGACCGGGCTGCCGCTGGACCAGAACTACCGGGAGATGCGCGAGGACAACCTCGCGTACAACCTGTTCTCCGGCACCGCAGACTTCGTGCAGGAGTGGTTCGCCGACCCCCTCACGGTGGCTACTGCTGGGGTGGGTCGCGCACGCGCCTTCCTCAAGGGTGACATCGACCACCTGGGCGCCAGCACCCGCGACGACGTCCTGCGCATCACGACGGCGCCGGACTCCGCGCTGGCGGACATGAAGATCCGCAAGTGGTCTCCGGTTGAGCAGCGTGCCCTGGCCTTCCGTCACCAGATGACGGACCTTCGGGACCGCTCCAGGGCGGGCGAGCTGGACCCCCAGGGCCTCGTTGAAGAGGTCCAGGCGTTCCGGACCAACCCCGCCGCCGCCGCGTTCTTCTACCGCCTGAGCGTGGCCAAGAAGCCGCTGTCGGACGGACTCGGTTACAGCGACGAGTTCTACGACGACATCTTCTACCACGGTGTGGGCGCCATGATGGGCGTCCCGGGTGCCACCGACAAGCTCCGTGTCGCTTTCGGCGACGTCGGTACTGGACTCGCTGAGCGCATCGACAACCTCCAGACCACGCGCATCCCCAAGATCGACGAGGAGCTGGGCCTCGCCCAGGCGACCTATGACGCGGCCGTCTCCGAGGGCCGCTGGCTTCGAGGCCCCGGCGCCATGCGTGCGCAGGAGAAGGCGCTCAACGCCAAGGCCACGATCGACCAGAACCGGCACGCCGCCGAGGCTGCCAAGGAGCAGCTCGGCGAGTACGAGGACTATCAGCGCTTCCTGAACTCTGTCGACGACCGGATCGTCAACGCCGGCATCAGCATGGTGCCGCGCTCCAGCAAGTCGTTCGGTGACATCGTCAAGGAGACCGCCTCGCACACGTACCGGTCGCCGGGCACTGGCAAGGCGAGCACGTACATCAAGTACCCGCGAGCGGCGTTCCGCCAGCGCCCTGGGCGCTTCGACCTTCACCGTGACATCCACGGTCAGGTAGGCAACTACCTGGACCAGGTCGTGGCCTACGGCCGCGAGGGCGTCGAGGCCATGGGTGCGGACAAGTTCGAGGAGCTGCGCCGCGTCTACATGAACCGTGCTGCCGACGCCACCACCGACGTGGAGCGTCGGCGCATCGCGGCCGACCTAGAGACTCGCGGCGTCGAGATCGTCTCCCTCAAGCATGGCCTTGAGCCGGGCGAGGCCCGGCAGATCGCCCTGGCCTACTCGGGTCGGCGCGCCACCCTATTCCGGGACATCGAGCGACAGGCCGCTGAGAACCGCGCCTACAGCGCGGCTGACGCACCCCTCACCTACAAGTGGGAGGTCGACGGGGTTGTCCACGAGATGGAGCTGCCGCTGATCGAGGCGCAGCTTGGCCAGACGTTCCTGGCGATGGACCTGCGGTCGCTCGACCAGCTCCTGAGGCAGCACGGCCAGTCCATCAAGACCCTGCTCCGCACGAAGAACACCGTGAAGGACAGGGCTGAGGACTTCGCCTCTTACTTCGAGGCGTGGTGGAAGCCGGCCGTGCTCCTGCGTGGCGGCTACATCGTTCGTAACCTGAGCGACGAGGGCCTTCGCAGCCTCGCTGCGCTGGACTCCCTGGCGTCCCTGATGGATGCGCCGAAGGCGATGTCCATTGGTGCGGCCAACCTGCCGATCCGTGCCGCCAACCGCATCAAGGGCGCGGGCAACCGCGCCGCTCGGCGGCGCTGGTTGAAACGGCAGGACCAAGAAGGAACCCCGGTCCTCCGTGGCCCTGCCGACAGCCTCCGTGAAGATGCAGGGCGTTTGAAGGCTGTAGAGCGAAACCTTGCTCCGGTCGAGCGCTGGAGTCAAGACCTTCTGCGCAACCGGGCCAATGGGGTCAGGGACCCCAAGGTGCCGCCGATCGTCCAGAAGATCCGTGCCGCCGACGAGGCCGCCGCTGGCGCCTCGTTCGCCGTGGACATGGCCACTGGCCGACGCATGCGCAACGTCGAGGCGGTTGTCCCCATCGGGGACGAGGTCGTGCTCAACGACCTGGACGAGATGGCTATCGCCCGCTTCGCCGAGCTGCGGTCTGGGCTGCTGTCGAACCCTGATGGCGTGCTCCTTGTCCGGCGCACCGAGGACGGCGTCGTCGTCAACGTCGGGCGTCGTGGCGCCAAGTACCTGAAGAAGACCGAGCTGATCCCCCAGCTCGGCGCCAGGCCCGTCACCATCAAGGGTCGCAAGGGCGCCTCTTGGGAGGCGGCCGGTGCGTTCCAGCCAGGCGTCGGTGACGTACACCGGTCGCTGAACTCTTCGGGCATGGACCACCGAGCCATGACCTCCAGCTACGAGAACACCACGGCGAACCTTCGTGCCGCCGTCGACAGGGGCAAGCGCTCCGTCGTCGGGGACTCGAACCACGCTGAGGCGTGGCATCAGGCCATCGAGCAGATCCGCGTCTCACCTTCGGCGCGGGCGCGCCTCGGTGGTCAAGAGCTGGAGTCCTGGCTGAAGACCCCCGAGGGCCGCAAGCACCAGTCGGCGCAGCGCCTGTACTTCAGGTCGGCCGAGCCGTACGTGTGGCAGACGGAGATCGACAACCACCTCAACGCACTGCTCCCCACGGAACGACTGCGCGAGATGGTGCGCACCGACCAGACGCTCACCGTTGAGGACCTTCAGCAGATGGTCGACAACCGGCGCGAGGTCGTGCCGAAGGCGATCGACACCACGTCTGTTGACCTGGCTCTGGGCACTGGCGTTGGCCAGGCGCTCAACGCGGTGAAGGACAAGCTCTACAACGCCATCGCCACGGTCCCTTCGGACACGCTGGTGCGGAACCCGTTCTTCAACCGGATGTACAAGCACCGCCTCCAGGTGGCTGCCGACCAGGTTGAGGCCGGCCAGAAGATCTCTCGCGAGACCCAGGTGCTCATGGAGCGCCAGGCCCGCGAGTACGCACTGCGCCAGACCCGGCGCTACATGTTCAGCGCGATGGACCACACGGACCTACAGCACACGTTGAGGTTCGCGTCCTCCTTCATGAACGCTTGGCAGGACACGCTGGTCAAGTGGGGCACCATCATCATGGAGCGCCCCGAGCAGTTCATGCGCCTGTACGCCAACGGCTGGCAGAACCTCGACAAGCTCCCGTTCGTCGAGTTCGTGGACAGCAATGGCCTGGGCAAGGACGACCCGGACCACGGCGAGCTGACGAACCTTCGCATCGAGGGTCTCGGTCAGACGATGAAGCTCCTGGACAAGGTGCTGCCTGGCGATCAGTCGGCAGCCGGCGAGATCTTCCAAACCTGGAACGTCAACAAGAACGGGCTCAACAGCGTTATCCAGGGCAGCCCTTGGTGGCTGCCCGGTACGAGCCCGTTCATCCAGGTGCCCGCCGCCTACATGATGCGCAACTCTCCGCACCTTGCGGACGACAGCGCCTTCTCCAGCTTCATGTACAAGTACCTGTTCCCGGCTGGCGTGCCCGAGAGCCCCGTGCTCGACACGGTCTTCCCGGCCGCCTGGATGACGCAGGTGCGCCGTCAGATCGAAGGTGTTGAAGACCCCGTCTTCAACCGCATGATGGCGACCCGCACCTACCAGCAGGACTACCAGGACTGGATCGACAACGGACGCCAAGGCCCCGAGCCGACCCCCGAGGAGTCGGTCGAGAAGGCCGAGGCCGCCCAGGCGTTCATGATCGCCGCTCGGTTCATGTCGCCGGCAGGGTTCACGCCCGAGGTTAAGGGACAGTTCTTCATCGACGCCGCCAACCGCATCCAAGCGGAGTACGGCTACGGCGAAGAGGGCTACCAGAAGTTCCTCGATGAGTACGGCGAGGATGCCTGGCTCTGGTGGCAGTCCACGAGCCAGAGCAACACTGGCGTGCCCGCCACGTCGGCGGGCTTCATGGCCCAGCAGAAGTACCGGGATCAGATCGAGAAGAACCCGGAGCTGGGTCTGGCGCTAGTGGGGCTAGACACCGAGACGGACGAGTTCAACTACTCCGTCTACGCCTGGCAGACCCAGAACAAGGTCTCCAACGTGGACGCCCGCACACAGCGGGCGCCTCGCGGTCCCGAAGGGACCGTGCAGGCCGCCGAGGAGTCCGAGGGCTGGCGTCGCTGGAACTACTGGAACACGAAGATCCAAGCCGAGCTGTCCGCCCGGGGACTAAAGTCCCTGCGGCAGCGTGGCGCGGAAGACCTGATCCAGATCCAGCACACGATCCGCGATCAGCTCTGGAACGAGCTGCCCGGCTGGCGCGACGCCTACACGTCGATGGACACCGACAAGTCGTACACCCTCATCCAGCAGATGGAGGGGTTGGTCGACCGGGGCGAGTCGCCGGAGCGTCCCGACTGGCACGGGGTCGAGGAGTTCCTCGACATTCACCGTCGCATCGGCGCCGAGCTTGACGCTCGGGAGATGTACGGCGGTGGCTCCCGGAACATTGAGGCCGAGGCCAACGCGGACCTGGCCTACGCCTATGACGTGATGGTCGGCGAGCTGCGCCAGCGGAACCTGATGTTCGACGAGTTCTTCAACCGCTTCCTCACCAACCATTCGATGACACTGGGCTCTGGGGGTCTGTGATGGCAACCACACCTACCCCCGGACAGCAGGGCTACGGCATCCTGACGGGCGACCCCGAACTCGCGGCGGTAAGTGCGCAGTCCGGGGCCGCCCCCGCCGGTCCCAGCCAGGACGACCTGAGCCCCACCGCCCAGCGGTGGGCTCGGTACTGGGACCAGAAGCCCTGGACTCCCATGTCACCCAGGTTCAACTATCGCCGCCCCGGAGCCGCCGGCTTTGGTGTGCTGCGTGAGCAGGGCCTGGGCGGCAAAAGCACCAAGAGCCTGAAGCCCGAGCCCGAGTTCTTCGTGGACAAGAAGCAGGGCGGCAAGGCGGGCGGCACCCTCCGGGGTGCCGACACCCGCCAGGTCGATAGGGGGCGGCTCCAGGAGCTAGCCGACAAGTACTACGGCAGGCCGGCCACGCCGACCGAGGTAGCCGAGCTGTGGGGCATGGCACTTGGTGACATCGACGCTGCTGAGGTCATGGGCGCAGACCCAGAAGACCCCTGGCACTGGATCGAAATGCGGGTGGCGCAGGCGGCTGAGACTCGTGCGGAGAAGCAGGGTCCGACCACGCAGACCCAGCGCACGATCAACCTGACGGACCCGACAACGGCCGCCGCAGTCATCGACAACACACTGCGGAACCTACTGGGTCGCCGGGCCACGGACGACGAGCGCGAGCAGTTCATGTCGACGCTCCGAGCCACCGAGCAGGCCAACCCCACGTTGTCCACGACAACGACCACGTACGGGGAAGACGGCAACACGTCCGACAGCTCCACCACCACGACCGGCGGTGCACCCGACGCCGGCACCGCAGCTCAGGCATTCGCCGATGACGAGCTGCTCGGCGAGCAGAAGGCAGTGCTCGCCGCCTCCTACTACGAGGCACTGCGAGGTCTGTAGGTGTATTCCCCCGTCAAGGGGGCGCGCGTTTCTTCGAGGTATCTGGGTGGCTTCCGTTCGACCGGAGGTCACTCCGGTATCGACTTTGCCGCGCCCGCAGGTTCCAAGATCTATGCCGCTGTCGGCGGTCGCGTCATCAGCGTTGGCTGGGGCGGCGCCTACGGCAACCTGACCAAGGTCCAGCACGATGACGGGACGGTGGGCTACTACGCCCACCAGTCCCGCTTCGCCGTCAAGGCGGGCCAGCGCATCTCCGCCGGCTCCCTCCTGGGATTCGTCGGCAATACCGGCAACAGCACCGGCTCGCACCTGCACTTCGAGGTGCGCCGCAACGGTAAGCCGACAGACCCGATCCCGTTCCTGAACTTCGATGGCAAGCGCACCGGGTCGCTGTCCAAGGAACCCGCCAAGCAGGGCGGCTCTTTCGCGACGCCGCAGGGCGGCATGCTCCCGGACATCATCCAGATGACCGACCCGAACGACACGCTGGCGATGCTCGAAGCCCAAGGCATGGGCGCCTCGCCCGGCGGCAAGGCTGCCGGTGGGTTCTCCACTCCGGCCCTGGACGCCGCCGCAGGCAGGCCGTCCGAGCAGACAGACCTGGAGCAGTCGCTGGGCCGCGAAGCGGGCCTCATCCAGCAGAGCCAGATGATGAAGGCGATGCAGGCGCAACAGGCCGCCTATCAGACCTCCATGATGCAGGCCACCGCCCAGCAGGCCCCAGCCGCAATTTCGCAGGGCTCTCACAGCTCTGGGGGCGGCGCCTCAGGCGACCTGGGGAAGCTCATCAACGCCATCAGGGCCAAGGAGTCCGGAGGCAGCTACAGCGCCAGGAACCGCCACAGCGGCGCCCTGGGCGCTTACCAGATCATGCCGGGCAACATCGCCTCCTGGTCGAAAGCGGCTCTCGGGTACTCGGTCAGTCAGTCGCAGTTCCTCGCCAACCCCAAGCTCCAGGACGCCATCGCCCAGCACCGCCTCGGCCAGTACTTCCGCAAGTACGGCGCCTCCGGCGCCGCTCTCGCCTGGTACGCGGGTGAAGGCGCGCTCAAGTACAGCGAGGGCGCCAGGAACCGCAAACAGGGGTCGTACCCGTCGATGAACTCTTACGTCCAGGACATCCTCCGAAGGGCAGGTCTGTAGTGGCTGACGAGCCCACTCAGGAGGAGCTGGCAGCTCTCGCCGGTTACACCGTCGCGTACTTCAACGTCACGCCTGAGATGAAGAAGCTGCTCCAAGAGGCCATGGACGGGCAGTACGAGCCGGCACGGCTCCAGTCGATGATCCGCAACACCGCCTGGTACAAGAGCACCTCGCAGACGCAGCGTGAGGCATGGCTGCTCACGTCGTCTGACCCGGCGGAGTACCGCCGCCGCCTGGCCGAAACGCGCAGCCAGATGGGATCTCTGGCCGTCGAGCTGGGCGTCCCGCTGGCAGGCAAGGATGCCGACGCGCTTGCGCGTGAGGCTCTCGGCTCCGGCTGGGACCAGCTCCGCATGCGCCAGGAGATGGCCCGCTTCGGCGACGTCGGCCAGGCAGTCCTGAAGAACCAGGAGCTTGGCGGCACGGTTGGCCAGGCCCAGGATCGCATCCAGCAGGCGCTCGCCGCCTACGGCGTCAAGGTGTCCAACGGAACGCTCCGTCACTGGCTGAGCGGGGTTGCCTACGGCACCCTCACTGAGCAGCACGCGATGGGCGAGATTCAACGCCTTGCCAAGTCCACCTGGCCTGGTCTGGCTGAGCAGATCGACGCCGGCCTGACGGTGAAGGACGTTGCCTCTCCGTACATCGAGTCGATGGCGGAGATCCTCGAACTCAATCCCACGGATATCACCGTCCGGGACAACATGGTCCGCCGCGCCCTGTCTTTCAAGGGTGAGGACGGTAAGTGGACCACGCAGAGCGTCGGGGATTTCGAGGCCAGTCTTCGCAGTGACCCCCGCTGGATGGCCACCCAGAACGCCCAGGACTCGCACATGTCCACGGGCCGAGAGGTGCTGAGCCTGATGGGGGTGCTGAAGTAATGGCTTGGTGGGACAACCTCGAAGCAGGAGACCGCAACGCGGCCTCCGCCCTGGTCGGCATGTTCGAGCAATACGGCCTTGGCTCTCTCGGTCCCAAGATCGTCGAGTACCTCAAGCAGGGCTACAACTCGGACACGATCTACGTGATGCTCCAGCAGACCAAAGAATGGAAGCAGCGATTCAAGGCCAACGATGCCCGCCTGAAAGCGGGTCTCTCGGTCCTGGACCCGAACGAATACCTCCAGACCGAACGCGCCTATCGCCAGGCGATCCAGGCAGCCGGTCTGCCCAAGGGCTTCTACGACTCCACGGACGACTTCACGAACTTCCTCATCAAGGATGTCAGCCCCCAGGAGATCGCAGAGCGCGCCATGAAGGCGCGCACCCTTGCGGACACCGTGGACAACGAGCAGAAGAAGGCGCTGGCCCGCATGGGCATAAGCACCGGAGACCTGGCCTCGTACTACCTGGATCCGAAGAAGGCGCTGCCCACCCTGGAGAAGAACGTCGAGCTGGCGAAGCTCAATGCCGAGCGCAACCGTGCTGGCCTTGGCTACGACGACGCTTACGCCCAGGAACTGTTCGGTATGGGTGTCACCTCCGAACAGGCGCGCGAAGGCTACAACGTCATCGCCACACAGCTCCCGACATACGAGCGCCTGGGCGAGATCTCGGGCATCGAGTTCGGTGTCGAGGACATCCAGTCCGAGGTGTTCGGCGGAAACGCCGAGGCCACACGTACGAGGAACAAGCTCGCTTCTCAGGAGCGCGCTCGTGGGCGCGGTGCCGCTGGCACTGGTTCCGGCACGCTGACCAGAGATCGGCGCTTCAACTAGCAATTCGGGTGAATGGCATACACCGAGGTTCGAGTCCTCGGCACCCACTCCGGCGGAGATCTACCGGCCCTTCGCTGAGTGATACACGGTCCGGGAGTAGGAGCAAGTGACAGCCCATTCCCCTATGGGCGGCTTCGGCCTGCGCAAATCATTAGGGAGTAGTCGCATGAGCGACAACCAGTACGCCGACATTCTCGACGACAACGAAGACCTGGAGCCCCAGGCCCAGGAGCCGAGTGACGGGCCGAAGGCCCTTCGCGAGGCCCTGAAGAAGGAAGCCCAGAAGCGTAAGGAGCTTGAGGCGGAACTCAACGAGATCCGCAAGAGCCAGCGCGAGTCGGAGCTGAAGTCGAAGTTGGCTGCTGCCGGTCTTCCGGAGAACGCGGCGAAGTTCGTCGCGGGCGCGGAGGACGTCGATGCAGCTATTGAGGAGTTCCGTGGCCTCTTCGGAGGAGCCGGCGCAACTCAGCAGCAGGACATCGACAACGACTCGCCTAAGGGCGAGCCGAATCTCAGCGAAGAGCAGCGTTCAGACATTCAGGCGCTCCAGGGCGTGGCGCGCAACAACTACACGCCCGATGAGGCCTACAAGGCCCGCCTGGATGAGGCGGACGCATCTGCCACTTCGCTGGATGACCTCATCGGCAAAGTGAATACCGCCCTTCGACAGTAGGGCGGTTGACTCCCTAAAGAGGAGCAATGGCTCTTAATACTACCGTTCTGGCGTCGTCCATTGGTGACGGCCTCCAGATCGATGGGTATGACAAGGTCCTTAAGTGGGCTCTCCGGTCTATGCCCGTCTACCGCCAGTTCGTTTTCGGTGTCCCCCACGACCCGACGAACAACTCGCGGACCTACCACCTGAAGAAGAACAACTACATCCCGACCGGCTCGCGGGTCCTGGATGAGGTCAACGACCCCACACCGCTGACCTCGCCGCAGAGCACCGACCTCACCATCGGCTTCACCGAGGTTGGCGCCCTGATCGGCCGGACGTACCGGCTTCAGTCGGCTACGTACGTCGAGGTCGACCCGACCATTGCCAAGCAGCTCGCCACTGACGTGGCGGACACGCTGGACAACATGGTCCGGGACGTCATGATCGCCGGTACCAACCGGTCCACCTCGAACGCTGGTGCGCCCGAGGCTCCCGTGGCTGTCAACACCCTGACCGCTGCGGACATCTTCTCGGCGCGCCTCGCCCGGCGTGCGGTCCGGGATCTCCGGAAGCGCAACGTTGTGCCGCTCCGTGGTGAGAACTACGTCGCGGTCATCTCCCCGGAGACCAGCGTCGACCTTCGCGAGGAGACCGGCGCCAGCAACTGGACGGCTCCTCACCAGTACGTCGACACCAGCAACATCTACCGAGGCGAGATCGGCACCTTCGAGGGTGCGATCTACCTGGAGACGAACCGGGCCTACCGGGCGAATGACGGCGCTGCGAGCGCCGAGATTCACCGGACCCTGTTCATCGGTGACGAGTCCACGGCTGAGGCCGTGAAGGTCGAGCCGTTCGCGGATGTCTCCGACCCGCAGGACGCCATGAAGCGTCACCGCTACGTCTTCTGGCGCGGCGACCTCGGTCACGTGGTCTACCGCCAGGAGTCGCTCCAGCGTGTGGAGCACGGCGTTTCCGCCTGATCTGAAAGCTGATGCCTCGTGGCCACTTACACATTCAACCCTCCCTTCGTTCTTGAGGGGACTCCGGGTCTGAAGCCTGAATTCCTTCAGCGCTACAAGTGGCCACGAGGTGTCGGCCTTTACCTCAGTGGCGGAGTCTTCCTCGAAACCCGAGAGATCTCCGAAGAGATGTACTCCGGGAAAGTCGACGGAGTCGACTACTTCAAGGGCGGCTACGTGTACACGGGCGTTCCCCAGGAAGTCGCGGACGCTCTGATCGCCAGCGGCTATGAGGGTGGGTTGGTCGAGGAATGAAGCTTCCCATGTTCTCGCACAAGCCCACGCCTCAGGTCCGCGAGATGAGCGTGGCTGACTGCTACGAGGCATTCATGCACGCCTCTGAGACCTACCGCAATTCAGAAGCGGTTGACCGCTGGAAGATAGGCCCTTACCTCGATGCGATCCTCGACCAGTACCTCGAATTGCAGTAGCGGCTGCCCAACCCCTGGCGTTCACGCCACGTGGGGAAGTTGCGTCCGGGCGAAGAACGCTAAGACTCTCTGGGTTGCACCTGACAACAACCTGACTACTCAGAAGCAGTGGCAGGCGGATATCAACGCCTTCCGTGAGGCCAAGCGTCAAGGCATCAACCCCGAGGGCTCCAGCCGCGCCCAGGTGGAGCGCGCCATACGCGTGTCGAACGAGACCGGCAGGGCTTTCGGAGCCAACGAATGAAAGAGCTGCTCCAAGCCCTCAATGATGCCTCTGGCACTGACGGGCTTGAATTCAACGGCGCCTGCAATGCCTACGCCGGCACCACCGGAATGGATGGGCTCGGCGCCCTCAACGTGGCCAACGGCACCAGGGGGCTCGGCCTCAACCTCGTTCTGAATCAGCTCGCCGGAACCGTTGGCCTTGAGGCTCAGGCCGCCGCCAATTCCCTGCCGCCCGCTAGCTCCTTCACCTCCGTGCATGTGTCGGACATCTCGCTCACGCGCATACCTGCGTAACGATTGGAATTGACGTGGCTCTCACCCCACGCCGCCACCGTGTAGGTGGCACTTCTGCCGACGTTACCCAGTCCGTGGGCGAAGGCAACGTGGCGCTGTTCGCGCCCGCCGAGACGCTCTGGGTGTACGACTCTCAGACCGCCGGCACCCGGCTCACAAACCTTCAGACCATCGGTGGGTCGCCCATCACCGAGGTCACCTCGGACTCCAATGGGCAGATCCCGCCGTTCCTCACGCCTCCGGGCGTGACGGCGCTCTGGATCTCCAGCGCTGATGGCGCCTCGCCTGCGCTCAACCCTCGCGTGCTGCTCTCCGCCAGTGACCTCTTCACGGACATCGAGACGCTCGACGCAGCCATTGAGGACATCGAGGTCTCCGCTGGCGTCACCAGCGTCCAGGGCAAGACCGGCACGGTCACGCTCGCTCCCAGCGAGCTGACTCCGCCCGCAGCCACCGTCACCAGCGTCACGTCTGTGAGCGCCATCGTTGGCGCCCGCCTGGTGCAGGTCGGCTCTGGCTACCCGGTGCGCCCCTCGGGCGCCACCTGGGTCTGGTTCCTGGGCTCTGCCGATCCAGGCAGCGCGGCCCAGAACGGTGACCTCTGGTTCTTCCCGGAGTCCTGATGGCGGGCACCTACGCACGCGTGAATGGCGCCTGGGTCTCCATCGTCGGGCCACCTCCGGTGGACCCCGGCCCTGGACCGGGTCCCGGCGGACCGTTCCCCAAACCCACCGTCGACAACACCGGTCCCCGCGTCGCCATTACAGGCGCCACGCTCGACGGAAACGCCGCTATCAATGCGGCGATTGCCAATGGTGGCGTCCTGACGGGACGCCGCATTGCGAACGTGGCCTTGTCTCAGCCTTCGCACGCTGACCTGATCTTCCGCGACTGCGAAGTCACTGGCGCGTGGTTCGGCGTGGAGGCATGGAACGGATTTGGCACACCGCCCTCCGACCCGTCCAGGCGAACGACCTTCGAGTACTGCGCTATTCGTGACGTTCACGGAAACGCTGGAATTGCGGGTCGCAACTGGGTTGCCAAGTACTGCGAGTTCACCCACAACGGCGACGACATGAAGCCAAGCTCGAACGTCGAGGTGTTCGCCTCGCTGCTGCACGACCTTTGGTCAGAAGGCGACGACCCTCACGGAGACAACATTCAGTGTTTCGGTGGAGACGACATTCTCTTTCATTGGAACACGATGATCAGCCTTAACGCCCCGGATGCACCGACCTTCGCGGGCGGCGTTGGCAGTTCGGTCTTGCAGATGAGTGATGGCGGCGACGCCACCAACATCCGGTTCCTCGACAACTGGGTCAACGGTGGGGCATACACGTTGCGTGGCGCCGATAGCTGGGCGGGCAATGTTGCTGATCTCGTCTTCCGCCGCAACAAGCACGGCCGGGATTTCGGCTACGGCCCGATCACTGGCATGGGCAGTTACAACGGCGGTACGGCCGTTTCGGACTACGACTCTTCGAACGTCTGGGAAGACGACGGCACCCCCGTCGCCTGACAACAACTCTAAAGGTGCGTAATGGCTGTTGCATACCGGGCTGGCGCCCAGTTCTTCAACAATGGCGGAGCCCTCACTGCCACAGTCGACAAGCCCGCAGGGACCGCCTCTGGCGACGTCCTGGTCATGTGGGCCTACCAGCATGACGGCACGAACCCGAACATCACCTGGCCGGCGGGATTCACGGAGATCTCCGAGCTTGCCGCCACCGGCACCAACTTCACCATTGGTGCCGCGTGGAAGCTGGCGGGTGGGTCAGAGCCTTCGACCTACACCATCTCGAACGGCAACGGCGATTCGGGCACCGACCAGTACGTGGGCATTGCTGCCTTCACTGGTGCGCACACCACGGCCCCGTTCCCCGGTGGCAGCTTCAGCATCGGGAGCGCGGGCAGCCCTGACGTACTGACGCTGCCCGCCGGTCCGGTGACCGGCACGAACGGCGGCATGCTGTTCGGCGCCTGGGCCGTCAAGTGTGACAGCGCGACCACGCCCGCCTCCGCCACCGTGCCTGGGTCCATGACCTCCCGTGGTCAGGGCCAAACCTCCGTGGGTGCGGGGGGCTTCTCCTTCGGCACCTGGGGCACGGAAGCGCTCAGCGCCACCGGCTCGACTGGCACCCGCACGGCCACGGCGACCAGGAACCCCCACGGGTTCTACGGCTACGTGCTCATGGCGATCGAGCCGGCTGCCGCCGCGCCGAACGCCCCGATCGCCAACGCTGGGCCGGACCAGAACGTCCTGGCCAACGCCACGGTGAACCTGGACGGGTCGGCCACCGCCAACGGCGGGGCCGGCGCGCCGTACACCTGGGCCTGGACGCAGACCTCAGGCGCGGCCGTCACGCTGAACGACGCCACCGCTGAGAACCCGAGCTTCACCGCTCCGGCTGCGACTAGCACCCTGGTCTTCTCGCTGGTGGCCACCGACACTGCGGCTGTCGCCTCCGCTGCCGACACCGTGACGATCAACGTCTCCGGTGCATCCGACACGGCCAAGCCGATCTCGGACATCACCGTCACCGGGTGGACCACCTCGAACGGTGAGGATGTCTGGGAGGTCACTTCCGATGGAAGTGACACCACCTACGCCATCAGCCCGGACACTCCGACCAGCTCGCCGGTTCGCGTCGGACTCAACGAGCTGAACGATGCGATCAGCACTGACACCGTGACGGTGTCTATCCGTGCTCGCAAGGTGGACGCCGGCACGGCTACCGCAACCCTCCAGCTCATTGAGGGTGCCTCCACGGTGATCGCCACGTCCAGTGCGCAGGCCCTCACGGGAACCACGTGGAACCAGGTCAACCTGGTTCTCAGCGGCGCCGAGATCGACAGCGTCACGAACTGGGCGAACCTTCGCGCTGAGGTCACAGTGACGGCGGCGGCCTGATGGCCGCCCATGTCGAAATAGCCGACCTCTCGCTGTTCCGGCTGGACCCTGTCATTCCTCCGGCCAGGGTCCACGTCGGTGAGATCGCGCTCTTCCGTGTCCCCGCCGCTGGCCCGGCGCCCAAGGTCCACGTCTCTGACATCTGGATCACTCGCGGTTTCGAGCCGCCCGTCGTTCCCGCTGGCGGCGTCCGCGCTCGCGACGGGTCCACCTGGGACAGCTACGGCGCCCGGATACGCATGAACGGAGTGTGGGTGTAATGCCCGTCATCGTCCCAGGCGACGGCGGTGGGCCTGCGCCCACCCCGGACGAGCCCAGGTACGCCACCTCCGAGCTGATCGAGGAGACCCTCCAGGAGCTGTCGGGTCACACCACGGACGTGGGCCAGGTGACCTACCTGGGGGAGTCCATCAGCGAGAGCACCACGACCTTCCGGGTTGCAGAGCAGGGCCAGGTCTCCAGAGGCGTTGCCGAGATCGGCACCGAGCTGGTGTACGTGGCCACCGCTGTCGACGGCACCGTGACCCTCCTTCCGACAGGTAGGGGGTGGGGCTCTTCGCGTCCCTCGGCGTGGGCTGAGGGAACCCTGGTCACCTTCCAGCCTCGCTTCCCCAGGCACACCATCCTCCAACGGATCAACGACGTGATCGGGAACCTCTGGCCGTCGTTGTACGGCCTTGGGCAGACCGAGTTCGCGTTCCAGCCCGTGGTGCAGGCGTTCTCCATGCCGGCCGACACCGAGGACGTCACGAACGTCCTCTATGACGAGGTTGGCCCGCAGAAGGCGTGGGTGCCGATCACGCAGTGGCGGTTTAACCGCAACGCTGCGCCCTCGGAGTTCCCAACCGGCCGCTCGATCATCCTGCCGCCGCACCTCACGCCCGGGCGCACCGTTCGGGTGCGCTACATGAAGCGCCCCTCGCAGATCCAGTCCGAGGGCGAGTTCACGGACTCGGGTCTGGAGATCAGCGCCTGGCCCGCCGTCATGTACGGCGCGCTGCACCGCATGGTCGCCTCTCTGCCGCTGGGCACTGCCGGCGTCCAGAGTGCTGAGGCCCGCGAGTGGTCGCGGACCCGCCCCATCGATATCAACCAGCTCGCCGAGTACTTCCGTGGCCTGCATGAGCTGGAGGTCGAGAAGGAGCGCCGACGCCTTCAGGACGCCAACCCCATCACGATCAACTACACGAGGTAGCCGTGCGCTTCTACAGCTCGATCGCCTCCGAGGCGACGATTCAGGGCGGGGTCGACGGCGGCGCCACCACCATAACCGTGGCCGGCGCCACGGGCTACCCGGCCAGCACGCCGTTCACGGCGGTGCTGGACCCGGACACCTCGACTGAAGAGATCGTCACCGTCACCAACCGCGCTGGTGGTCTGTGGACCATCCAGCGTGCCCAGGACGGCACTGCGGCCCTCCCGCACGAGAACGGCGCCAAGGTCCGGCACATGGCCACGGCTCGTGACTTCCGCGAGCCCCAGGAGCACATCGACGCCAGCACGGGAGTGCATGGCGTCACCTCCGGCAACGTGGTGGGCACCAGCCAGGCTCAAACGCTGACCAACAAGACCATCTCGGGCACCAGCAACACGCTGACGAACATCGCCCAGTCCAGCGTGACGAACCTGACGACGGACCTCGCGGCCCTGGACTCCACGCTGGACGGCCACATCGCGGCCACTGCCGCGCACGGCGCGACCGGCGCCGTTGTTGGCACCACGAACGCCCAAACGCTGTCGAACAAGACGATCGCTGGAGCGTCGAACACGCTCCAGGTTCGCCAGCAGGACCTGACCGACGCTTACTACATCCTCTGCGCACAGACCGCTGACGCGAACATCGCCGCCTCGACAAAGACCAGGGTCTCCTACACCACGCAGGACAGTCGCGGCACCTGGGCTTCTGACGGCCACTCGTCCAGACGCATCGTCCCGGTCACGGGCCGCTATCGCATCCGCATGTGGGGCCAGTTCAAGGCAGGCGGCATCTCCGCCTCGAACCGGATCTACATCCACGACGCACCAGCCGATGGCACCAGCGAGGGCACGATGCTCCGCCAGGGCAACATCCAGACCAGTACCACTGGTGCCACGGGCGCGGACATCGGGATCACCGTCACGGTGAATGCCGGCAGGGCGATCTGCTTCTTCTTCGAGAACAACTTCGCCAGCTCCGTCTGGGGAACTGACGGTGGCCTCGCCTTCAGTGGCTACTCCGTCGAATATCTCGGGCCGGCGTAATGGTCGCCCCGGACATCACCGAAGGGTTGCCCACCCCCCTGGGTGGGCGAACCAATCCGCAGAGTGCCATCTACCGGGTCACTCGTGACGCCTTCGACGTGGCCATCGGTGACCTTCCGTTCAACCTCTACGCCAGCGTCGACCACCCGTACGAGCGGTCCTCTGCGCAGATGCGCAAGGACCAGTTCGACGCCAGTCGACTTGTCGGTGAGCAGAGCCTGGATGAGTGGTGGCTGCGGTCCCAGACGGACTTCTCCGGTGGAGATGGGATCACCTACTACGAGCCGCTCGAAGGCGAGGGCTCGGAGACCAGGTTCTACGACTCACGCGGCGTCAACGTCTTCGACTTCCCGGAGGTGCGTCTGCTCAACGAGCAGGCCACCGTGTTCGCTGGTGGCGCAGACCTTGAGTTCGTGGGCATCGGCGAACCGGGCGGGCTGTTCCGCACCGGCAACTCGTTCCGCATCATCGGTGAGAACGGCTCGGTCACGGCGGTCACTCCGTTTGGCACCACGCCTCGCGGTATTGCCCGAGTTCCCGGCCACAACTGGCTTGTGGGGCATTCCACCGGGATAGGCCGCCTGTCCTCAACTGGGGTCGCACAGAGCCTCTGGACGGGTGCTACAGGGGCGATGACCCCCTACTGGGCCAAGGACCGCATCTGGGCCGTGCAGGGCACGAAGATCTACCAGCTCACCCTGGCCGGTGGTGCCGTCGTGGACGGCACGCACCTGTTCTACACGCATCCCTCCACGTCCTGGGACTGGATCTCGATCGTGGAGACCGGCTCCGCCGCCTGGATGGCTGGGCGCCAGGGTGCCTACAGCACCGTCTATGTCACCACGGTCGAGGACACCGACGCCGGCCCTGAGTTCACTCAGCCCGCCGTGGCCCTCAGGATGCCCGCTGGTGAGTATGTGACCGCCATGCAGTCCTACCTGGACTTCCTGCTCATCTGTACGAATCTGGGCTTCAGGGTGGCGATCACGGACGGGGACCGAGCCCAGCTCGGTCCGCTCATCTGGGATGACCAGGGCAGCTTCTCGGCTTCCGCTCGTGGCGAGTACGCCTACGTGGGCCTGGCCAACGGCCTCACTCGCCGCGTGGCGCTGGGCATTGTCACCAGTCCTGACGAGCTTCAGTTCGCCTGGGCGAACGACGCCGAGGTTCCCGGTGGTGGAAACGTCACCGCCGTTGGCTTTGTCGGAAGCAAGCTGACGCTTGCGGTGAATGACATTGGCTGCTCTCTTCAAAGTGGCAATCTCGTCCAGTCTGGCTATCTTACTACAGGCTTCGTGCGTTTCGGAACAATGGAACCCAAGTACTTCGCCGCCGCCAAGATTGTTGGTGACGTGACCAATGGGTCCATTGGAATTGCCGGCGCCACGACCATTGATGCCTATTCGGAAATCACCGATGTAGCGAACTTCAATGGCTCCACTGAAGTGGCACTGAACCTTCCGGGTGCTCAGTCTCCGTGGGAGAAACTGTCACTGAGGTTCACATTCCAGCGTGACAGTTCTACTTTGTCGCTGGGACCAAAGCTTGATGGCTACCAACTGAGGGCGCTTCCGGCGCCCTCTCGTAGGCAAGAACTCATCTCCCTTCCGCTCATGTGTAAGGACCGCGAAACGGTCGCGAGTGGTGGCACAAGCCTTGGTGGAGACGGCTTTGCCTATGCCAGGTTCTCTGACCTCAAGGCGCTTGAGCGAACCGGAGTCCCGTTCGTCTATCAGGACTTCCGCACTGGAGAGGCCCGCAGCGTGACCATTGAACAGGTTCTCTTCGTGGGCCAGGATCCGCCGGACCGAAACCAGAAGAACTTCGGTGGCGTGCTCCAGGTGACTTTGCGAACGGCGGATTAGGCGATGCCAGAGTCCTTTGAGAAGACCACCATTGATCGCCTCGCCCGAATCGAAGAGGGCGTCAAGCAGTTGCTTGAAGGCAAGGGCGACCACGAGAGCAGGCTGCGAAGGCTTGAGAGGTTTGCCTGGCTTTTCGCCGGCTGCGTTCTCGCCCTAGGCGGTAGTGTCGGCCGAGTTGCAGGAGTTATCTGATGGCCTGGTATCCAGGCGCCATTCGCAAGGAAATCACCAAGTTCAGGACGCCGCTGCTTATCAGACGCGGCGTCTGTCTTCACGTAGCAGTCAGTGAGGGTTCCTCGCTGTACAGCTTCTTCTCTGGTGCCGCTGTCTGTTCGCACTTCTACGTCCGCAAGGACGGCACAGTCGAGCAGTACGTGGATACCAAGTACCAGGCGCCGGCAAACCTCTACGGCAACAAGAGCCTGATCTCCGTAGAGACTCAGGGCGGCGTCAGGAACGCCGACTCGGAGCCCTGGACTGCTGCTCAGGTCGAGTCGCTGGCAAAGATCTGTGCGTGGGCCAATCAGACCCACGGCATTCCGCTGGTTCAGATGCCGGACTCGAAGCCCACCACCAAGGGCGTTGGCTATCACCGCCTGGGCGTCGACCCCTACCGGGTCGACGGCGGAGAGAAGTGGTCCAACGCCTACGGCAAGGTGTGCCCCGGCGCCGCCAAGATCAAGCAGGTTCCCGCAGTCATTGCTCGTGCCAGAGCGCTGGCCGGCGAAACCCTTCCCGACACAGGAGAGCTGTTCACCGTGTCCCAGTACGAAGACATCCTGGAGGCCATCGCTGGCGTCCGCGAGCAGGTCGGCAATGTCGGAGACAACGTCACCAACTCCCGTGGCGTGATCTCCGACCGAGTGATCAACAACCTCGGGCCGAGGCTCGACAAGGTCACCGACCACGCCTACAACGCGGCCGTGAACAGTGCCGCCAACCGCCAAATCATCCCCGCCAACACCGCCGTCCTGGTGGAGCGACTGCTCCAGGTCCAAGCGTCCGGCGGAACCCTGTCCCGAGCTGACATCGAGGACGTCTTCAAGGACGTCCGCTTTACCGTTGGAGAGGCTGCCTGATGTTCGTCACTGCCCTGCGTTACCTGAAGGCCATCGCGTCGCTTGTCGGCGTGACCGCCACGGCCCTGGTGGCTGCTGCTGAGCTGCCCCTGTGGGTCACCCTGGTTGCGGTCGGTGCCACCGCCGTGGCCACCGCCGCCATCCCCAACATCGAGCTTGGTGAAGTGGAGTAACGTCCACATCCCAGGATGTGCATGATCTACCACAGCAAGAAACCCAGGCACGGGCCAAGAAACACTATGCAGGTTCCCCGTGCCCGGGTCCCGGCGTATGGCCCGGTGTTGATGTGCCTCCGCCGTGATCAAGCACCATACAGAGAAGCCCCGCCCCTGACAAGCCCCCAGCGAAGGATCTAAGCGCGTTGCCCCCTCATGTCCATCGCATGCTGGAGAAAGATCCAGAACGGCGAGTAGGCGTTTGTCGAAGCTGCGGACCCGTGCGGTTGACGCAGAAGCACGGGTCCTGGAGGTGCTCCAACGCGGTCCGGAAGCAACGAGGGTCCAAGGGGAACAAGAGGAGCCGGCATCACGGACTCACCGCAGACGAGCGCGCAGAGATGATCACTCAGGCCGGCGTCTGTGCCATTTGCTCGACTCCGGTAAACGAGAAGCGTGGTCGGATCGACCACTGCCACACAACGAACGAGCTTCGCGGCGTGCTCTGCAACGCCTGCAACGTTGGCCTAGGCTGCTTCAAGGACAGTGTTGCCTTGCTCCGCTCCGCAATCAGATATCTCGACTGACGAGCGCCCCGCCCCCACCTCGGCTTCCTGGCCTGGAGGGGGCGGGGCGCTCTTTGCATTTCTAGACCCGTTGGCGTGGCCTGGTGACGTAGGCGATCAAGCCCAGGATCCCCACCGTCAGGCCAGCGGTGACGAACCTCGTCTGTGTGTCGGCGTCCGTGGCCCAGAGTGCCAGAGCCACGATCACGCAGACCCCAGCTCCTGCGAACCTGATGAACTTCTCCATCTCGCCCCCCGGCGGTACAGGTCAAAGCTCGTGCTTGACGTCTGCGAAGCTGACGGTACCAGCGCTGCTCTTGCTCTGGAAGCGGTCCAGCAGGGTCTGAGCTGGCTCCCGGCACTTCTCGCAGAGGTCCTTGGCGCCCTTGTCGTCCCCGATCGTGATGACCACTCGGACCGCCGGCATCTCGCTACAGAGATCGCAGTACAACACCTTGCGCTCAACCACTGCCACGCTGCCTCAGCTCGATGACGTCGCCCCCACTGTCAACAGGAATGATACGCCGACCGAGCACCACCTTGTCCCGCATGGCCCGGCCCGTCTCCCAGCCGACATACTTCAACGTCATGTCCGGCCCCTCGTGGCCCAGCATGTTCTGCACCACGAGCACGGCACCGTCACCCATGCCCTCGGCCAGGAGTTGCTCCAGGAGGGCTCGCGCTCCGCTACGGCGGAGCGTGTGCATGCCAGTCCCTGGCTCCTCGATGCCAACCATGCGCAGAAGGTTCTTGACCCTGACCAGCGGCCGACGCAGCGGCTCGTCCGGGCGCAGGGTCCAGTTCGTGTTGCGCGTCCACTGGCCCTCGTCGTTGCGCTCCGTTGGGGCCAGCATCTGGCACACGATGTACCAACGGGGGCCTGGCGCTGTGACGCCCATGCGCACGCAGACTTCGCGTCGCCACCTTGCCAGCTCCTCAGCGAGGTCCGGGCCGATGGGTAGCTCGTCGGTGTAGTCGCCGGTCTTCGACCGGTCGACAAGGATGTGGTGATCGCCGACGTGGCCCCACTGGATGCGCACCATCTCGTTGGCCCGGACCATGAGGAACAACCCCAGGGCCAGCATGATGCGATCCCTTGGCACCCTGGCTCGGTCGAGGATCTCGGCGAACTCCTCCTTGGGAACCCTGGGCCGGCGCTTCCTGGGGACCTTGACCTTGCGACGTCCCTTCAGGACGTCCACGTTCCTGGGCATCAGGTTGCGGTCTCGGCACCATTCCTGGAACGCGCTCAGGCGATGGATGTTGACCTTGCGACTACTCGCCTGCCACTTCTCGGCGTTGGCTTCGAGCCACATGTCGATGTGGCGTGGAGTGATCGACTTCGGGTAGATGTTCCCGACGACCGTGAGGAAGTTGAGGAGCGTGGACCGGTCGTTGGCGAGGCCCGACCGGATGCCCTGCGCCTTGCGGCTTGCGAGCCACTGTTCGATGGCTTCGTCCAAACGGGTCGAGTTCGTGGTCACGCAGCCTCCCCGGTCTCCGTGCCCAGGGGGGTGCCCAGGGACGCCTCCACGAACTGACGCTGCACGTCCCAGCGGGCATCGGGGACATTGATGGACCAGACTTCGTGGCCCCAGGGGTTGATTCGAGTGCGATAGAAGGGCTCGCCCTTGCGAGACCCCTTCTCGATGGACTTCGCCAGCATCTCCTCGGTTGTGAGGCAGCGCCTGCGATCCGGACCCTCCGTGACGCCGTGCTCGCCCACGCGGTGGGCGTCGCCGGCTCGGGTGTTGGAGAACAGTTTCAAGCAGCCGAGGACCGAGCACAGCTCGGTCTTGTAGCCGCTCCAGGTGACTCCTCGGGAACTGAACACGGGCAT